TCACGCAGGACGAGTACGAAAACCTCAATGACTATCTGTACCAGCCGTATGAAAAGATGGGCGGCAACGGCAGCGCAAAACGGGTCATGGAGGAAGTAAGGAAGCTGCCCATCAAGCGAGAGGCGTAAAGCCGGAAAGGACGAATTATGAAGCTGAGCAATCGTATGTATGACATCATCAAGTGGTGCGTTATCATCGTGCTGCCCGCTATTGCGGCGCTGTACTCCGGTCTGGCAGGTATCTGGGGCTGGCCCTATGCGGAGCAGATCGTGAGCACCATCTCCTGCATCACCGTTTTCCTCGGTGCTGTGCTGGGCATTTCCAGCGCCAGCTATAAAAAGGAGAAGGATCTGGGGGAAGCAGCATGAACGGCGGCAGTAAAGTCATCAAGATAGCCCGGGAGGAGCTGGGCTATCTTGAGAAAGCGTCCAACGCGCAGCTGGACAGCAAGACCGCTAACGCAGGGGACAAGAACTTTACGAAGTACGCACGGGACATTGACGCCATCCCCCATTTCTACAACGGGAAAAAGCAGGGGTACCCGTGGTGCACCACGTTCGTGGCGTGGGTGAACGTGCAGGCGTTCGGCGTAGCAGAGGCGAAGCGGCTGCAGAACCTGCCGGACGACAGTCTGGGCGCGGGCGTGTACTACCTGAAGCGGTACTTCAAGGCTGCGGGGCAGCTGGGCACTACGCCGAAGGTGGGCGCACAGGTATTCTTCGGCGATGACCACACGGGCATCGTGACGGAGATCGTGGGCAAGGGCTTCCGCACCATTGAGGGCAACACCAGCCCACAGAGCGGCGTGGTGAGCAACGGCGGCGGCGTGTACGAGAAGGAGTACGCCAGCGTAAAGTCCTCGTACACCTTCGGCTACCCGGATTATCAGGAGAGCGACGAGGACGCGCCTGCGGAGAAGCCGAAGATCTATCTGTCCCCGGCGTACCACATGGCCAACCAGTGCTGCTATAAGCGTCCCGATGGCCAGCAGTGCTATGAGACGCTGGAGAACAACGAGTTTCTGGACATTTTGCAGCCCATGCTGGAACGCTGCGGCTTTGACATCATGCGCGGCCCACGCCGGACGCCCATGAGCGACGAGTACGGCCCGGACTATATGTACCGCGCCATCAAGGAGAGCAATCAGTGGGGCGCAAAGGTGCACTATGTGTCCCACACCAACGGCAGCACCAACGGCCCCACCGGGCACGGCACGGTAAAGGGCTTTTTGTCCATGTACCACCCCAGCAGCGCCAACGGGAAGAAACTGGCAGAGCTGATGGTGAAGTACCGCAAGGCCATCTACCCCCACGGCTGCCGGACGGCGACGCGGAGCGACCTGCACGAGCTGGACGACACGAACGCCTACGCCGTGTACCAGGAGCACGTGTACCACGACAACCCGGAGGACGCGGCGTGGTTCCACGAGCACATGGAGGATTGCGCTGTGGCGGACTGCAAGGCGCTGTGCGAGTTCTGCGGGCTGGAATATGTGGAGCCGGAGAAGCCGCAGGAGCCGGAACAGCCGGAGACACCGGAACAGCCGACCGTGACCGAAACGTACACCGTGAAGGTGACGCGGAGCGCGGACGGGAAAAGCGGCACGTGGGAGATCGTGAAGTAAAATAAATCTGCTGGGCGGGAAAGAGCTACGACAAGCCGCCTCTTTCCCCGGCGTAAAGTCCCGCAAGCTCACGGCTAAAACCGTGTTATGGACAGCTACCACAAGCAGATACGGCGCAGATTGCAGAGTATGGCACCAAAGCGGGCTATTGCGTATGTTATGAGCGCCCAGCTACCGCCTGACGAAGCAGTGTGCGTTATTGAATGTGACGTGAAGCGGAAAAGCTATTGTGAAACGGCGTTACTGCTAAACGTGTCACCGGAAACGGTAAAGCGGTGCCGCAGGAGAGCGTATCAGAAATTTGCAGACGAAGAAAGAAGCCGCACCTGAAAAGGTGCGGCTTCTTTGTTTGCGCCCGGTAGGGGGGGTGAACCGGGCGTATAAAAAGGGAAAGATGCCCGCCGGGAGTATTCCGGGGCGGCTGATTTTATTATACATCGTTTCTGCGGTATTGTACAAGTAAATATTTCGCAAATTAACGGCCTTTTTCTGACCTTTAACTGCCCCTTTGCGGGGGCAGTTTTTTGTTACGCTTATTGCAAGAAACGGAGGTGCTTGCATGGTCGAAAAGTTGGTGTCGTTGGGATTTACCCAGCAGATGGCGGAGGACATCATTTGGGCGTATCAGGATGACCTCCCGGGGCTAAAAGCCTATGTGCGGGTGATAGAGCTGGTGGCAGCTCATGTATAGCTACTTCAACGAAAACCCACACGGGAAAAATGTGGGAGACTGCACCGTTCGGGCTATTTCAAAAGCCACCGGGAAAGAGTGGGGCGAAACGTACCTTGCTATGGCAATAGAGGGGTATCTGGAAGGTGATATGCCATCCGCAAACGCTGTGTGGGGTGCGTATCTTCGGCGGATAGGCTACAGGCGGTACATGGTGCCGGATACTTGCCCGGATTGCTACACAGTCGGTAGGTTCGCCGATGAACACCCGGAGGGGACGTTTATCCTTGCGCTATCCGGGCACGTCGTGTGTGTTCAGGACGGCGTAATTTACGACAGCTGGAACAGCGAAAACGAAATTGTTTTGTATTACTGGCAAAAAGAAAGTGAGGCGTAACTATGGCATTTAACCCGTATTTCAACCCTTATTACCCGCAGACAATGCAGGACAACCTTGCCCAGCTTCGGCAGCAGCAGATGCAGACCATGCCGCCACAGATACCGCAAATTCCACCCATGCAAAACCCGGTGGCGCAGGGCGGCGTACAGTGGGTAGCTGGTAGGCCGGAGGCGGAGAATTGGCTGATTGCGCCCAACTCTGCTATTGCGCTGTGGGACAGCACGGCTCCCGTAGTTTACTTGAAACAGGCTGATGCAAGCGGCAAGCCGACGCTCAAGACGTATGACCTTGTGGAACGCCTTGCAAGTGCTCCTGACGCGCAGAAAGCTCCCTCCACGGAATATGTGACCCGTAAGGAGTTCGACGCGCTGGCGGCGCTTGTTGGCGAAATAAAGGGCAAGAAGAAGCGCAAGGCGGAGGAGGAAGAGGACGATGAGTAACAATCCGTTTTTCAATGCGTTGGGCGGCGGACAGATGCCGGGGTCGATGAGCGGATTTCCCCAGCTTTTACAGCAGTTCAAGCAGTTCAAGGCAAGTTTTAAAGGCGACCCAAAAGCGGAAGTGGGAAAGATGCTGCAAAGCGGCAGGATTTCACAAGACCAGTTGAACAAGATACAGTCAATGGCAAACCAATTTCAGGGGCTTTTCAAGTAAATCAAAATCGTGGCCACGGTTTGATATAAAAAATTTTCAAAAGGAGTGATACTATGTCTCTTTCCGATGGCACCCCCATGATGACTATGCCTGTGGCTCCTGCCAACACCAGCAACGGTAACGGCTTCGGCTGGGGCGGCGATGGCGCGTGGTGGATCGTGCTGTTCCTCATTTTCGCTGCGTTCGGCGGCTGGGGTAACGGCTTTGGCTTCGGTGGCGGCGGCAACGGCGTGATGGACGGTTATGTTCTGACCTCTGACTTTGCCAATGTCGAGCGCAAGATCGACAGCGTAAATCAGGGCCTTTGCGACGGATTTTACCAGCAGGCGCAGCTTGTCAACGGCACCAACATGGCGATGGCAAACGGCTTTGCACAGGCCGAGCTTTCCCGCAGCAACCAGCAGGCGGCGCTCATGCAGCAGCTCAACGCCATGCAGATGCAGAACCAGGAGTGCTGCTGCGAGAACCGGGCGGCTATCGCCCAGGTGCGGTACGATATGGCGACGCAGGCTTGCGATACCCGCAACACGGTCAACACCGCTGCGCGTGACATCATCGACAACCAGAACCAGAATAGTCGCGCTATCCTTGACTTCCTGACGCAGAGCAAGATGCGCGATCTGGAAAGTGCCAATCAGGAGCTGCGCCTTGCCGCTTCTCAGGCTGCGCAGAACAACTACCTGATCTCCCAGCTGCGGCCCACGCCCATTCCCAGTTACCCGTCCTGCAACCCGTGGGCAAGCGGCAGTTATACCGGCTGCTGCGGCTGCTGACAACTGCATAGCACCAGCTGTTCGGAATTTCCGAACTGTTCAGCCCCGTGCTGATACTGACACCAACGCGGCGGGGCAATAGCTCCGCCGCTTATTTTAACTGAGAAAGGAATGATTTTAATGGCAGAATTTACTTCTGCGGCAATTCAGACCGTTGCTGCTGGGCAGAACGTTCCCCTGACGGAAACTGCGGTCAACAACAAACCGTGCATCGTGCATCGAGCCGGAGCAGGCATCGTAACTTTGCGCGGGTTGACAAACCAGTGCAAGGCACGTTTTCGCGTAGCTTTTGGCGGCAACATCGCTATCCCTACCGGTGGCACGGTGGAAGCTATTACCGCCGCGCTGGCTATCAATGGGGAACCGCTGACCAGTGCCGTGGCGACTGTTACCCCCGCCGCCGTGGAAAACTATTTCAACATTTATGTCAGCGCCATTGTGGAGGTGCCGAAGGGCTGTTGCCTGACTGTGGCTATGGAGAACACCAGCACACAGGCAATCAATTTCGTTAACTCCAACTTGACCGTTGACCGCGTAAGCTGAAAGGAGTAAACTATGAGTATGAAAGCAATGTACGATTTGCGCGATATGCTGTGCAAGGAGCTTGACGAGATCGCCCACAAAGGAGAGCTGGGCGCCGGGGATTTGGACATCGCGCATAAGCTGGTAAGCACCATCAAGAACATCGACAAAATCGATCTGATGGAAGATGAAGGGTACAGCCGTGACGGCGATTATTCCCAGCGGCGTTACTCCCGCGACGGCGACTATTCCCAGCGCAGGTATTCCCGCGACAGCTACGGCGGCGGCAGCTCCTACGCACGACGTGGCACCCATTATGTGCGCGGTCATTATAGCCGCGACGGCGCAAAAGATGACATGAAGCGCCAGCTGCAAGAGATGCTGGACAATGCGGATGATGATACCATCCGCAACGCCATTCAGCGGTGTATGGATGCCGTGGAGGGCTGAGAGGGGGTAGTTCCCCTTGATCGACGAAAAGGAACTTAAAGCCTGGATAGCCAGACTGGAAACGGAACAGTCAAGCTGGCCGAACTACGAGAAGTTGGCCGCGCTGTACATTATACAAAACCAGCACGAAGGGCAGAGAAACCCTGCACCAATGGCTATGTATTCCAGCGCACCGGCTCCTGATGTGGTAGACGGTGACAGTGACTTCATGCAAGCGGTATCATCCCGCGCGCCGGAACAGGCGTGGGCCATAGTGGACGAGTTGATGGATGCGCTGAAAGTGACCAACGCGCGAATGTATGATAACGTGATGCGAAAGATGCGAGGATAAAGTATCCCCCGCCTGTTTTGGCGGGGGATATTCTTGTGTACTTAGTTTTATGCAACCTAACGGGTTATATAAACTAAGTAATTACAGAAAATCAAATTCAATCCGGCGGTCTTTGTATAGCCGGATTTCTTTTATTTTGAGTTTCCAAAATGCTTGTTTATTTTCTTTGTTAAGTTGTTTGTATATTTCTTGCCATCCTGCGGAAAATAAGGTTGCAATTTCTTCTGGTGCGCGGCTTTGTGATTTTACCTGTGTAATCTCATCCATTTGTGATGTCAGTTCTGCATACTTTTTTGAGTAGTCCGCCTTTGAAATCATGTCGTCTATATATAACTCTGACAACTTGGATAGTTTTTTTTGTAAAGCCTTTAATTGCACATCTTTGTTTGCTTTGGGTTCTTGCCGCGGCTTGGCTTGCAATTTGATCTGTATCTGCTCGTCTATTGTCGACAAGAGATAATCTTCGATTTTCCATTCGACAGTAAAATTACCGTTGTTGCATCCTTTTCTCTGGGCAGACCCTTGACAATAGTAAGAGTAAGAGCACGCCCCGCTTGGGCGTGGAGACGGATGCCCTGTCATTCTGCGTCCGCATTCCCCGCAGACTATTAGCCCCGAGAAAATATACGTTCGATTGTAAGGGGATTTTCGCGTCACCCTCGTGCGTAAGTCTTGCACACGCTGAAATTCCTGCGGTGTTAAATACGGGGGTAATTTTATCCCGTGCCAGTCTCCCGTGTATCCTGTGTTGTCCAACATTTGGCTGGCTGTTTGGTATTTAAGTTTTAATTCCGGTACTGCGTCCATCGCTTTTGTTATGGAGCCGGTTTCCAAAAATGTAGAGAAGTATCTCCGTATAATCGGTTCTGCCTCTTTGTCTATAACAGCAAATTTCCCTTCAATTTTGTATCCTTTCGGCAGATGACCGGTGCAAACCTCATTTCGATCTTTTTTTGCATCAAGCACTTTTTTTATGCGTTCACTGGCGCGGTCAGCTTCGTCCTGTGCTACGGAAAGCATAATGTTAATCTTCAACCGGCCTGCGGCTGTAGACGTGTCGTAGTCCTCATAAATCGTTTTCCACGACACGTTGTGGGCTTCAAGGATTTCCTGCACTTTGTAATACTCGCCGATGTTGCGAAACCACCGGTCCAGCTTTGTGACAAGAATAATGTCTACCTCATCACGCTTGACGGCTTCCAGCAGTTGAAGCATGGCGGGACGCTTTTCAATCTTCTTTCTGGCGGAAAACCCGGCATCCTGGAAAACGCCTACCACCTTCATATTGTGGGCTTTGGCGTATTCTTCGAGGTCGTTCTGCTGATCGTGAATAGACAAGCCAAACTTTTTCTGTTCTTCCGTGGACACACGCGGGTATAATGCTGCCCGCAATACTACATTCATTGTTTATCTCCTCCCTTATCTGGCGACAATGTATACTTTTTTGCATAGCGAAAATACATCATCAAAATAGCGGCAAAAAAGCCAATACCGACCGCAAGCAGCAAAAAGACAATCCATGCGAATATACTGGCCTCTCCGCCCTGAATAAGCCCCTGGTGGGGGATACGGTAGTCAAAAAAGATATATCCCACGATAACAGCCATAAATATGGCGCACAAAAACGTAAGGCCATAAATAGCAAATTTTGTGTCCCGCGATTTCTTGCGGTGGTAGTTAATGGTTTTTGCCATCTGCTCCATGCCGCCCTCAAGATGGGCTATCTGCACATTGGCATCATGCAGCTGCTTTTGGTGCGCCAGCTTTTCGTTGGCTTGTGCTAACTCATCTTCCGTTGTCACTTCTTTTTCAATCCCGAAATATTCATCCATTGAAACGCCAAGCGCGGCACAAATTAAACCCATTTTGTACACGCTCGGCTCCTTTGATGACGCGGAGAAAAAATTGCTTATGGTTGATGCTGAAATGTCCGTCATGTCGGACAAATCTTGTATAGTTAAATTCTGTCGGTCTTTTGCATCTTTGCACAAATCCTGTAATGTTTTTACCATTTTCCCCTTTTACTCCTTTTTCGGGCAGGAGAATTCCAATTCTGGTTTGCCGCAAACGGTAATTATCCGAATTTGGTATTGCCCTGCCAAACCCTGATTTGTTAGTGTGAACGTGCAGCCGGAAAGCCGGGAGGCCACCGGCGAGAATAGCCCCGCTGTCCGTTGCGGGAGCAGCGGGGCTATTTAACAAAGGCCCACATATAAACACTTCCCCCTGAAATATTTTTTAATTTGTTGCCCATTTGTGGGCAACAAACAGCTTGTGCGTAACTATAAGTGTACAAATTTAGTTGTACACCGAGAAAATAATATGTCAAATTAAGAAAGGGGAGAGAAATGTATTGTACCAAAACAGCGGGGCGTGATAAAATGGATTTGGCAGCAGTTGCAACACAAGACGTGTTGGGGCTGCTCAAGAAAAAAATACTGCTTCTTACCGATAACCAGTTGGACGAGTTGATTAAGGTGGTGGAATATGAGTTGTCAAAAAACGAGCGCTGATTACTTGGCAGATAACGCAAACGTGCGCAACATGAGCGATGCAGATCACAAGGAAATACAAATGGCGCTCGTGTTTCAAAGTATTGAAAACGAAAACCGGCTTGAACGCATAGAAAAGTTACTTCTTGTTCTGGCCGCATCGACGCTGTTTAACGCAGTAGCGATACTATTAATGCAGCTATAGCAACAAGCAGAGAGAGCAAAGGTATCCAATTCTTAGACAACCAGTCTTGATTGGACTTTGCTTTCTTTTCTTTTTCTTTTTTAATGTTTTCCGGCGCACACTTATCGTATTTTTTCAAATACTTATTGTAGCAATATTCGCTTACACCGTATGCCTCATGTCGAGGCTGTCTATTAAGCTTCCCCATTTTTTAGCATTTCATCTACAATCCCTAATATCATTTCGCGCTGGCGATCTGATAATTTAGGAAGTTGGGTATACAACCGAGTTATTTTGTCATCATAGCCCTCGCCCTCTGTGGCGGGGGCTTTTTTTGCGCCTTCTGGCGGCAGGACGGGCAGTTCGTCACCGTCCAGCTCCGCAAGAGTGATGCCGAAATGCTCAGCAATCTTCTGGCGCGTCCCGTAATGGGGGATTGAAGCGCCGGTTTTCCAATTAACAGGGCTTTGAATATTGACGCCAAGAATTTTTGCAAATCTGTACGCAGAATAATTGCGCTGCTCCATGCAGTAATTAAAGTTTTCGGTAAATCCCATAAAATTAACGGTCGAATTTTGGTTAAATTGATGGTCGAATTACAGTTGATTTTTGGTTGAAGTTCGACTATAATTAGACCGTGGACAGGCAACAAAAACCTGCACCACCCCGATAAATAGGGCTGGCGTGATAGGAAAGTTTGTAGCAAAACCAAACTATCACAAATACTCTAATTTGTCAAGAAAATAATCTAACTTTGGAGGTGATATTTTGGGATTTGGTGAAAACCTCGCACGGTTGCAGGAGGAACACGGCGAGACGAGTTACCGACTGGCAAAGGCTATCGGCGTACATCAGACGTCCATTACGAACTGGAAGAACGGCATCAAGCCGCACCCGAAGCACGCGAAGCTGGTTGCAAAGCACTACGGCGTGAAGGTTGAGGAACTGATGGGGACGATGCCGCAGGGGTAAGAAAAAGCCCCGCCCAGTGGTTGCGGCACTGGACAGGGCGTCTCCGAAACATCTACCAAAATGTTCTGCGGATAGTATACCACGACCGCAGAGGAAAGGCAAGAGATTATGACGTGTGCTGAAATTGCCGTGATGTTATGGGCACGGCAGAACGGAATGGAAATTATCGAGGTCGAGTACATTCGGCAGGAGGAAAAAGAATGAAAGAGATTAAAGTAAAGCTGACGTTTACCGAGCCGGTTTTGGGCACTTGCCCTGGCGATCCTGACATCTATCGTGCATTCGTGGCAAGCAATTCCCCGGATGCGGCCACGATGGAGGACGAAGTGGCCGCCATCGGCGTGGATGGCGTGGTGGAGAAGGGCAAGACCATCTTCCCAAAACTGGACGATGGGACACCGTTTTTCTACGACTATCAGATCAAGGGGTTCTTCAAGGACACTTGCGGCGGTCTGCGGAAGGTTAAAGGAACTACGTCCAGCGGCATCAAGGCGTTCAAGAAGGAGATCGACAAACTGATTTTCGTGGAGCCTCGTACTATCCCTATCCTGTTTGACGGCGAGATGGGCGAGTGCTGCCGCCCGCTGCGGGCGCAGACGATGCAGGGTGAGCGAGTGAGCCTTGCGCTGTCCGAGCAGATACCCGCAGGGGCAACGTGCGAGTTCACCGTAGTGTGCCTGTGCGACGATCACGAGAAAGCTGTGCGGGAGTGGCTGGACTACGGTCGGTTTTCCGGCATTGGTCAGTGGCGAAACAGCGGGAAAGGGCGTTTTCGCTGGGAGGAAATTTCGTAACGCGACGGAAATGCAAGGAATAGAACAGCGTGGCTTAGCGTGGTGACGCAATGGCAATGCTACGAATGGCATAGCCAAGTTTCGCAACGGCGATGAATGGAGAGCCGAAGCGCGGCTGTGCATAGCAAAGGCAAGGCGACGCGGCGTAGAGCAAAGTATGGCAATGCAATGGAAGGGCAGGGCTGAGAATTGCGATGTGAAATTACACAAAGCAAAGGCGATACATGGATACGCCTTGATTAGAATTGCAGAGGATAAGCACAGAACAGATAAGTAACGTGTTGCAACGGCACGGCAATGAGTAGCAAAGATTTGTAATGACACGCAGAGGCATAAGGAGGAAACGACATGAGTTTGTTTGCATGGACGCTGGCGTTTATCGGCGCGGCGTGGCTGAGCTGGGCTATCGTCAAGGGCGTGGAGGCGCTGGGGCGATGAGAGCGCGGAACAGGCGGGCGCGGGAATACTCCCGTATGTGCCGCACCAGGAGATGGTGCAGGCGTATTTGGGTAGTGGCAATCGTCCTGTGGGTGATGCTGCTGGTGTTGGTGGCGTGGTGCCTGACGTTGCCGCCGGTGCAGGAGGACGTGGTGCAGTCACCGCCCACGGCAGAGATCGCGGAGCCAGAGGCGGAGAACGTGCTGGTATGCGACATCACCGGGTACTGCGCCTGCTGCACACCCTACGCCCACATGAACCAGCGGGACGGCAAGGTGCTGACGGCATCCGGTCGGTGGGTGAGCATCGGCGAGGCCGTGGCGGTAGACCCGGATATCATCCCGCTGGGCAGCACCGTGACGCTGGGCGGTAAGACTTACATAGCGGCAGACACCGGTGTGTACGGCTACACGGTAGACGTGCTGATGAGCCACGAGGACGCGGCGCAGGCCGGTGTTGTGAAAGCGATGGTGAAGTGGGAATGATCGGGCTTGTGAACCGGAAGGCCCCGCCCTGCAAGGGCTGCCAGCGCAGACACGCGAAGTGTCACGGGCAGTGCGAGGACTATGCTGTGTATTTACAGGACGTTCAGACCGACAAGGCGAAGCGGTACGCAGCGTACAGCGAGGCTGATTTTTACAGCATGAACAGCGCAAGGCGAGAGAACGCCAAAAAGGCGATAAGAAAGAGGGATGGGAGATGAACCGACTGAAAGAACGGCGGCTGGAACTGGGGCTGACGCAGGAGGCGGTCAGCGGCATTCTGAAGCTGGCAGACGCACGGATGGACGTGAGCATGGTGAGCCGGTTTGAAAACGGCGTGTGCCTGCCCACGGAGGAAGTCACCGAGGCGCTGGAGGCGGCGCTGTGGGCCAGCAGGGCGTATCTGTTCGGCGAGGACGAGAAAGCGGAGATGCCTATACGTACGGCGGAGACAGAGCGGATCGCCTGTCTGATCCCAAAGGGACGCAGGAACGCCATCAGCCGGGAAGACCTGGCGGCGGCGCTGCACACCACCGACCGGAAGATGCGGAAGGCGGTGGCGGAAGCCAAGAAGCAGGGCGTGATGATCTGCAACGACGGGGACGGATATTACCAGAGCGACGAGTTGAGCGACCTGTGGCGGCAATACAGGCGGGAGACGGCGCGGGCTATGTCTATCCTCAAGGCGCGGAAGCCTATGCGGGAAGTGCTGAAAGCGGCTGGGAGGCTGGCATGATGCGAGTTAAAAAGAAAAGATGGGAGCGCATAGACACCGGCGTTTTGTACATCTGTGATGATTGTGGTGCGGAGTTTGAAGACCCGGCTATGTGTACCTACAAACATTACCCGGACGGCGAGTTCGGTGAGGAAATGACAGAATACCAATGCCCGTATTGCGGCAGTGAGTATGTGGGAAAGGCGGAAGAATAATGCTGAAATCTTTTGACGAGTTAATACAGGTGGATGTAAAGCCGTTTTGCGATTTGCGCGACGCAAAGGACGAGAAGGGTAATGTTATCAAGGTCCCTTATTTGAGTTGGGCAAAGTGCGCCAAGTTGCTCCACGAAAACGGAGCATCCAGCGTGTGGTATGCTCCTCGGCGGTGCCCGGAAACAAATACATACCTGTGGCCGCAGGCCAAAATTACTACCAGTAAAGGAAGGATTACAGAATGCTGGTTTGTGTCTGTTGAAATCCACATTGACGATTTGGAGTTTTCCTACGACATGCCTTTGCTGAACGGATCCCTTGTGGTGTATGAGGACACGCTGAACCAACTCCGCATAAACAACGCGCTGGCGAGAGCTTTCGTTAAGGGCGTTGCCGTTCGCACCGGACTTGGGTTTGACCTTTGGGCAGAAGGTGACGGAGACGATGGCGAGGACGATTTGAGCCGTCACAGTATCTTTGCCATAAAGGAGAGACTTGAAAGGCTAATCACCATGAAAGAACGAAATGGGCTTGACCACAACGACCTGCTTCGGGGACTTGGGATCAACGAAAAACAGCTTGTTCAGTTGATGGGATATTTTGCAAAGCTGGACGCGCTTGAAAAGGCTGTGAGTAAGCTATGATACGAAACCACGACAGAAGCGGTTGGTTTGGCGCAAGCGACACCGCCACCATCATGGGGAACTGGAATACAGATACATTCCGCAGATGGTGGCTGGTGAAGCTGGGTGTTAGAAAAGACAGGTTTGTCACACCGTCAATGCAATGCGGAACGGCTTACGAGCACAAGATACTTGATGCGCTGCATGTAAAGACACGAGACAGGCAGATACGCATTCGTTCGCTACGTTTGCGCGTGAACTATGACGGGGAAAGCAGACAACTCATTACCGAAGTGAAAACGCATAGCAAACCTGTATTCAAAGTTACGAAAGCGTATTGGCAGCAGTGCCAGGTGGAGATGTTTGCCAGCGGATGCGGGTTGTTCCGAAAGAGAAAGTTTTGCAGGATTGTGGCATACCGCGTTACAGAAGACGAATTGTTTAATTTTTTTCTGCCAATAGACGAAAACAGGTTGACACAGCACAAGGTTGATTATGACGCGGATTGGGTCGAGGGGTGTTACCTACCTCGTCTTAGGTATTTGGCAAAATGCCTACGAACAGGGCATTGGCCGCAGGAGGAAGAATTATGCAGCAGGTGACAGTCGATGGCGCACGGTGGCAGCAGGACAGTGATGGCGCGTGGCTGGCGCTGCGTGTGAAGTCGCCGCAGACCGCGATGGACGTGTGCGACGCGCTGAAGCCCGGCAAGGAGTACAACGTGACCATCAAGGGCAAAGGCCGGAGCCTGGATGCCAACGCCTATTGCTGGGTGCTGCTGGACAGACTGGCGGCACACTACGGCATCTCCAAGCAGGAGGTGTACCGGCAGGAGATACGGAACATAGGCGGCGTGAGCGAGGTGCTGTGCCTGCAGGAAAAGGCTGCGGATGCGTTCTGCAAGGGCTGGGAGCGTAACGGTCTGGGCTGGATGGCCGACAAGGGCGTAAGCAAGCTAAAGGGCTGCGTGAACGTGACGGTATGGTACGGAAGCAGCACCTACGACACGGAGCAGATGTCGCGCCTGATAGACGCCATTGTGGGGGACTGTAAGGCGGTAGGTATTGAGACGCTGACGCCGGCAGAGCTGGACGCGCTGGTGAGCCGGTGGGGAGAGGTGAGCGCATGAACAAGCTGCACATACAGCCCTGCTGGACGTGCAAGAAGTGCTACGGCGATTGCAGCTGGTCGAGGAAAGGCCCGGAGCCGGTGCCAGGATGGGACGCTACGCCTACGGTGAAGAAAAAAGGAGGCCGCAAGGCGGGTATCATGCGCAGCTACGCCATACACAGCTGCCCGGAATACGAATGGGACGGGACGGTGGTAAGCAATGGAGGACAAGCGGTGCTTCCTGTGCGGCAGGAATGACCCGAGCGATCCGTTAGAGAAGCATCATCTTCTGGGTGGTGCGAACCGCAAGAAGAGCGATAAATACGGCCTTGTTGTGTACCTGTGCGGTAACAGGTGCCACAGGAACGGAAAGACGGCAGTACACCGCAGCGGCGAACAAATGCGCAGGCTGCGGCGGTACGGACAGCTAAAGGCCATGCAGGAGCAGGGCTGGACGGAAGAGGACTTTCGAAGAGAATTTGGGAAATCATATTTGTAAGGAGATTTGACATGGTAAACAGAACGATTTTGCAGGGACGGCTCTGTGCGGATCCTGAGATGCGGAGAACCAACAACGGGACGGCGGTGTGCAGCTTCCGCGTGGCGTGGAGCGAGACCATCAAAGACCGGGAGACAAAGCTGTTTTTGAACTGCGTGGCGTGGCATGGCACGGCAGAGATGATCTGCAAATACTTCCGCAAGGGCAAGGAACTGGCGGTAGAGGGCAGACTGTCTACCCGCGAATACGACGACAGGGACGGCAACCGGCGCAGTGTGACGGAGATGACCGTGGACAGGGTACACTTCTGCGGTAAGAACGAGGACGGGCACGGTATGCCGCCCCGGACGGACGGCCAGAGCCAGTTCGTGGAGATGGACGAGGATGACATGTCAGATTTGCCTTTCTAAGGGGGTGACGTGAATGGGCAAGATGCAGGAGGAGTGGGGCGATGGGCAAGTGCTATGTGAAAGCCTACTATGACTGGATAGAACAGACAGCGGCGTTGACAGATGCGGAGCGAGGGCGTCTGTTTATTGCCATTCTGGAGTACGCAAGAACAGGCATCCCGCCGGAGTTGGAGGGCGCGGAAAGCATACTGTTTCCGGTGTTCCGGACGATGTTAGACAGGGACGATGAGCTTTCCGCTGAACGGGCAAGGAACGGAACGAAAGGCGGCAAGCAAACGAAAGCAAGTTCAAGCAAAAGCAAGCAAACCGAAGCAAACGCAAATGACCCCAAGCCTACTAAGACAAAGAAAGAAGACAAAGACAAAGACAAAGACAAAGACTTATTCCCACCTGACGGTGGGAGCACGCGCGCGAAGCGCTTTACCCCACCCACACTGGCAGAGGTTCAGTCCTACGTGGCTGAACGCCATTCGGCGGTAGACCCGCAAGGCTTTATCGACTTCTACGAAGCGAAAGGCTGGATGGTTGGCAAGACCCCCATGAAAGACTGGAAAGCGGCTTGCCGAAATGCTGAGAAGTGGGAACGGTGGGGACATGCCCCTGCTGCACCTGTCGGCAAAACCGACGGTGCACGTGATGCCTGGATGGGGAAGTACATCAAGGGGTCGAAGCCATGAATGCGGGCATCTGGAAGATCGCCACGGCGAAGCTGTGCGGACAGTGCATATGGGACATGGAGGACGAGTACATCTTTGCCCCATGTGGCGGCGGACGCTGGGCGGCACGTGCGAACGCTGCGGTGAAAACCGCATCGTCCATGAGGTGCAGTACACGATGAACAAACGAGGATTGGAGAAAAGAGGGAAACTGAATGGGCCTGATGAGTAACGACCTGGCGCGGCTGTCCCCGGCGGCGCAGAAGCAGGTCGTGGAGAAGATGCAGAAGCCGGGGAAGTACAAGGCGCAGAAGACAAAGCGCGGGAAGCTGACCTTCGACAGCAAGAAGGAGGCGGAGCGCTACGACGTGCTGGTGCTGCTGCAAAAGGCCGGTGAGATACGGGGGCTGAAATTGCAGGTGCGGTACTGCTTGCAAGAGGCGTACACGACGTTTGAGGGCGATAAGGTGAAAAGTATCGACTACATCGCGGACTTCGTGTACGAGCGCAGAACAGCGCCTGACAGCTACGGCCAGCGATACTGGTTGCCGGTGGTGGAGGACGTGAAGGGGATGCGTACCCGCGAGTATGCCATGAAAGCAAAACTGTTCCGCAGTAGGTACGGGTTTTCTATACGGGAGGTGTGACGTGGAGCGCACAAACCAGCCGCTGACGAATGAGGCGGCAAGGAAACTGATGGCGCTGGACGTGCAGGACAAGGAGATACTGACCTACGAAAAGCTGGACGAGTGGTACACCGCATGGGGCGGACAGTGCTACGTCAGCTTCTCCGGCGGAAAGGACAGCACGGTACTGGCGTATCTGGCGGCTCGGTATCTGTCGAGTTTCAGGACGCCGCCGTGGGAGCTGAATTTGGTGTTCGTGAACACAGGGCTGGAATACCCTGAAATTCAGAAGTTCGTGAATGAGTACGCCGCGTGGCTGCGGAGGGAATTTCCCCGCGTGACCGTAAACCTTCACCGCCTGCGCCCGAAGATGAACATTCGGCAGGTGGTGACGAAGTACGGGTACAGCATTATCGGTAAAGACGTAGCGCACCGGATAGAAACCGCGCGGCGTTCACCAGATAGCCGAAGTATGAAGCTATTGCGTGGGGAAGTTTTACGCGCCGATGGGGAAAAGAGTATGTACAACTGTGAAAAGTGGAAGTATTTGCTTTCGGCTCCATTCCTCATATCAGACAGGTGTTGTGAAATTATGAAAAAGTCCCCAGCAAGGAGCTATGAGCACCGAGCGGATGTCAAACCCACGACGGCAACAATGGCGGAGGAAGGTCTTTTGCGGATGCAAAAATGGCGCGAAACTGGCTGCAACGCCTTTGAAGGAAAGCGCCCTTTATCTAAGCCCATGAGTTTCTGGACGGAGCAGGATGTGCTGCGGCTTATCATAGACAACCATCTCTTTTACGCCAGCGTGTACGGCGACATCGTGGCCAGCGACGGCGAGAACGACTACGGCGCGACGCTGATCGACTGCAAGCTGCACTGCACGGGCTGCCAACGCACAGGGTGTATGTTCTGTGGGTTCGGCGCTCATCTCGAAAAAGGCATCAACCGATTTGAGCGCATGAAACTGACGCACCCGAAGCACTACCAGTTCTGCATCGGCGGCGGGGCGTTTGACACAGACGGGCTGTGGAAGCCCACGAAAGACGGCCTTGGTTATGCGCGGGTGCTGGACTACATAGGAGTGAGGTATTGATATGGGCAAGCAGCATTTGAGCAGGGACGACCGCATCTTTATGCGGGGCAAACTGCAAGGCACACGGGAGAACATGGACATGGTGGCAATGGTGCTGATGGACAAATGCGGCTGGCACGTCCAAGAGGAGACAGCGGACAGCCGTGACACGCAGAGCATCGCGTATCTGTACGAGTGCCTGGAGAAGCTGGCAGAGGAAATAAACGAAGGCCGCATCAAGCGGAAGCACATCAAGGACGTGCTGAAGGACGAGTGCGGCGTGGTGTTTGGAGATTGATATGAAAGTTTTGGAGTTATTTGCCGGGACACGGAGTATTGGCAAAGCGTTTGAAGCGCGTGGGCACGAAGTGTTTTCCATCGAATGGGACAAGCGGTTTGAAAACATCGACTTGTACGCAGATATTATGACTGTTACAGCCGCTGACATTATCCGGGAGTTTGGCAGACCGGACGTGATATGGGCCAGTCCGGATTGCACAACGTTTTCCATCGCGGCGATAAGCCACCACCGGCGCAAAAACGAAGAAACAGGGAACCTTGACCCTGTAAGCGATTATGCGAAGTTCTGCGACAAGGTAGACCAGCACGTTCTTCGGTTGATCTTGGCGTTGTCACCCGTGTATTGGTTTATCGAGAACCCGAGGGGCGGCATGCGGAAGATGACGTGGATGCAGGGCTTGCCGCGGTATACGGTCACGTACTGCCAGTACGGAGATACGCGAATGAAGCCGACGGACATCTGGACAAATCACCCAGATCCGGGGTTTAAGCCGCCATGTCACAACGGGGATCTGTGTCATGTGGCTGCGCCGAGAGGGGCAAAGACAGGGACACAGGGGTTAAAGGGGAGTATGGAACGCTCTGTTATCCCCAAAGAATTGTGCGAACACATCGTGGACATTTGCGAAGGTGGCATGATGACGTGCGAGCTGGGATAAGGAGGAACGACATGACAAGAGACGAGATCGTGACCGCGCTGCGGTGCCATTGTGATGCAATAGAAACTGGGGCGTGCCCAAAGGATAAGTGCCCTTCGTTTGAAAGACCGGCGCGTTATAAATGCGCTGGTGTGGTTTGCGGGGAAGCCGCTGACCTGATCGAGAACCAGCAGCGGCACATAGAGGCACTGATGAAAGCCAACGACAGCCTGAAGGACGCCATTGCACGGCGGGATAAGCAGATAGAGGACATGAAGCAGGGCATGGCACAGCTGGCAAAGGCTGTGGCGGTGAAGGAGGAGGCGGAGTGATGGAACGACTGACAGAGCGACTTAGAACTGGTGAGGTTCTTATGGCATCAGATTACGAGGAGAAATACACGGAACAAGAGTGGATCTGTGTGCTGCAAGACCGCCTTGCCGCCTACGAGGACACGGGGCTGACGCCGGGAGACATCAAGGAATTGCTTGACATGGCTGTGTCGAAAACAGACAGGGTTTTGCGGCTTAAAGAAGAATTGCACACCATAAAGAACGAGCTATGCCAATACTGCGGGAAGTACAAACAAGCACACGAGGGCGCCTGTGACGGGTGCAAATGGAGGGAAATGTGATGGATGCTGTGAAGTTTGTAAAGGAATATCTGCGTATGTGCACAAAGGTTGATGAGTGCGAGGATTGCCCTGTATACAAGACTGACTTTTGTACTGTACCTGCTAAGGAGCGTTCACAGGAGAGCGCGGAGGAGATTGTCGAGCTGGTCGAGGAGTGGTCTGCTGCACACCCGTGCAAGACACGGCAGAGCGTGTTTTTGGAGCAGTATCCTCAGGCTGATATTGATAACACCGGGCTTTTGATCCTGTGCCCTAAGCGTATTTCTGCGGATATACGGGTTACCGCCGATTGTTTGCGCCAGGGGTGCTCCGATTGTCGCCGCGAGTTCTGGATGCAGGAGGTGGAGTGAGATGGCAATGAAAATTGGTTATATCATGGTGTATGACCTCGAGATGAACCCACATCTTACTGAAAAGTTCAAGTTTCGAGAGGCGACATTTACACGCCGGATTACAAACAAAGGCGACCGCGTGTATTCTAAGATGCTTCAGTGCCCGGTGGATTATGAAGAAATCGTAGACAACGCAAATATCATGAAGAAAAACCCGCAGCTTGTTTTGACGAGAGAGCCATTTCTACTCGACGACGAACTAAAAGAAAAGGTCGTTAAATGGGTTGAGTGGGCTAACAAGGCAGACCCAAGTGAGTACGACCCGTTTGCAAAGCAGGAGGCGGAGTGATGGAAAAAGTTAATTGCCTGCGCTGCCTCTTTAGGCATGAGGATAATGGGAACTGCACTGCGGTCGGCGGATTCTGCACGGCGGTTACGGCGGCACACTGCCCGTTGCTGCGGGAATATTTAGACACGGGACTGGAGCCGGAAAGCGTAGAGGCACTCAAACTGTCCATGATGGGCAAGGCAATTTCGGAGATTAAGGAATTTGACGGTTTGACGATTGACCGCCTGCGCGAGCTGGCCGAGGCCAACAAGGACGGGCGTTTGGTGGTGCTGCCATGCAAGGTGGGAGATACGGTGTGGGTAACAAGAAATCCGTGGACGGGTAAATTGCAAAAAAAACTATTAGATGCCTACGTCAATGGCATGAAGATGTATTCCCACGGGTTATATGTGAATTTGCTTTTTGATACCCGCAAAATCAACGGGACGAGGGATTACGAGATCAACCATATTGGCAAGACCGTATTCCTGACCCGCGAGGAGGCGGAGAAGGCGCTGGAGGTGATGAAGGATGACTGAGTTAAAACCATGCCCGTTTTGTGGCGGAGAAGCAATACTTGAAACAGTAGATGGCAACAGCCCAGAAGAGTGCTATATATACTGTCCAGAGTGTGATTTTGAAAGTGGCGTATATAGCGAACCCAAATTTATCGTCGAAAAGTGGAACAGGAGGGCTGACAATGGCTGAATACATTGACAGGGAAGCGTTACGCAAAGTTTTAGAGAATTGGCGGGATGCTCATGCGGATGTTGATGACGAACAAGGCTGTGGGCTGCTTGAAGATGTGATATGGGAGGTAGACGCACAGCCTGCCGCTGATGTTGCCCCGGTGGTGCATGGACGGTGGATGTACGAAAAAACGGAAGGTGGTTTTCACATTTGTAGGTGTAGCCGATGTGGTAGAGGTATGAATGACAACCCGGAGGGAATTGACTTGTACTGCTATCACTGCGGCGCGAAGATGGACGGTGTGGAATGAAAATCTACAAAAATCCGTGGGTGACGCGGGAAAGCTACTTCGTAAAAACCGGCGCGGCAAGATCGGCAAAAATGGAAGCGGCAAAAAGCACTGGCTATTCCGTTGACTTCTGGGATGGCAAATGGAAGGTACGCAAAGCAACGTACTATAACAAATCTTTGGCTGAGATGCCTGTGGTGTGCGAGAACAAAGTGAGCATACAGGCGGTCATCGGAAAGGCTGTATTGGACGCGGTGCATGGATTTGCCGGGGGCGGAAAGTCGGATGGAGAGGAAACGCAGCAGGCGGGGTGGCTTCCGGTATACGAGAGCGAGATAACCGGGTGGGACCCCGCGCTTGCAGGGCGCGATCCAATCGGCGGCTACGCTTGCTCGAAGTGCGGTTATGAGGCGGTGTATAGCTGCAACGATGAATACGTTTTGTCGGATTATTGCCCCGGATGTGGGGCACGAATGGCCGGAGGGGCGGAGTGATGGGAGAGCACAAGCACAACCCCACGGCCACCGCCGCGAAGAACGGCGAACTGCCGCCGAAGAAGAAGCCGATGGGCACGGCGGAGAGCCGGGAGTGGGTGTACGCATGGATGCGGAAGCACACGCCGTTGGGCATTATGGAACAGGAGATAAGGAGGAATTGTGATGGCAGTGGTGGATATTTTTATCACGGACAAGAAGTACAACGTCATCTACGCTGATCCACCGTGGGCTTATAGGCAAAAGCAAATGAATTTCCAACATTACGATGAAGGGGAAAAATATGAGAACGGCGTAAATGAACATTACCCCACCATGACGTTGGATGAACTGAAGGCGTTGCCAGTGAACAAAATCGGTGCAGACGATTGCTTGCTGTATATGTGGGCGACCAGCCCCAATTTGGATATTGCCATAGAATTGGGCAAATCATGGGGATTTGAGTATAAAACGGTAGCCTTTGTGTGGGATAAGCAGAGAACCAACTACGGCTTTTATACCTTGAGCCAATGCGAATTATGTTTGGCGTTCAAAAAAGGCAGAATCCCAAAGCGGGCAGTAACAAATGTGCGGCAGTTTTTAAGCGAGAAATTGGGGAGACACTCAGAGAAACCAGCAAAGATCAGAGAAAGAATCGACACCATGTATGGGCATTTGCCCCGCATCGAACTGTTTGCCCGCCAACAGGCGGACGGCTGGGACTGCTGGGGGAACGAAGTGGAGGAGAAGTAAATGGATGCTGTGAAAGATACAGATACAGCATACCGACATGGCCCCCTGGTGATGGCGGGCCGGGGTATAGAGGGCACGAACTTGAGATAGACGTATTCTATGGAGGTGGAGGCGGCGATGCAGAAGGGTGATGTGATCCGGGCGCGGTTTATGACGCTGCCGAGCGAGTACCCCGGATCCGGTGCCAACGATGAAAAGCGGTTTCCCATCCGCAAGGGCACTGTGGTGTATGTGCATCCGAAGGGGCGGTACATCGTGGCGGAGTGCGGCGGGGTGCGGGAGACATTCTTCCCGGAGGAGGTGCTGACATGAGCGAATTCCCGGAACGGCTGAGAAAGCTGCGGGAGAGAAAGAGACTGAAGCGGTATGTACTGTCGGAGCGCTGCGGGCTGAATTCGGATGCCATACGCCGGTACGAGCTGGGGACGGCAAAGCCGACGATGGACGCGCTGAAGAGCATAGCGGATGAATTTGGCGTGTCGGTGGACTATCTGATGGGCAGGACGGACTATCCCTGCGTGGTAGATATTGCCGAAAAATAAATTTTGAAAATTCCACTTAAAAGTGGAAAAATTGAAAAAACGCACTTTATCATGGGAGATGCAGGGGCAAACTCTGCATCTCCATTCTTTTTCTTTTCCCCCTTCTTTTCCTGATGGGCGGGGCTTCGGCTCCGCCCGGAGGGAAAAATATGCGGGCACATGTACCAAGGTGGCGACGCGGTCTCCAAAACCGTGTGTGGTGGGTTCAATTCCCAACTGTCCGTGCCATAGGCGTGACCTCTTGCCTCGCAGCCGCACGGAGCGTAAGCCTGCGAAAGTGGTCTTTCCTGTGCGCTGTACGAAAGCGGCAGGACGAAGTAATTTATGTATTGGCTGGCACCGGCTTTGTAAAGATGAACGGATGCGACCGACGTACCGGCGCAGGGCTGAAAAGTTCCGTGGTTGGTCTGGGTACCACCGCGCTTGAGAGAACTCCGAGGCGTGGATGTGGTGTGGTGGCGGTTGTCTTAGGACAAAGCCGCTGTGTAGGATAGTATGGATACGTGGTGGCACCCGACCGATTGTGTAAAAATAACTTCAGGCGAGGCGAAAGCCGGGTACAGACGTGCCAATGACAAAGGCCAGTGGTGGGAGGCCGGTGCGTCAGGCAAAGGAGGCCACATGGAAGTAAAAAACAAGCGGCTGGCGGATATTATGCCGTATGCTGCAAATGCCAAGAAGCACGACAGACGGCAAATCAACAATGTGGCCGAAAGCATTAAACAGTACGGGTTCGTGCAGCCGATTGTGATTGACCAAGAGGGTGTTATTGTTATCGGCCACTGCCGCGCTATGGCGGCAAAGAAGCTGGGCATGGAAGAAGTGCCTTGCGTCTGCGTGGACGATCTGACACCGGAGCAGGTGAACGCCCTGCGGCTGGTGGATAACAAGAGCAACGAGAGCGACTGGGACTTTGACCTGCTGGCTGATGAACTGCCTGGTCTTGACCTGTCGGCGTTTGACTTTGATTGGGGGCTGCGTGATGAGCTCGACACGTCAGTTGTAGAGGACAACTACGATCCTGTTTTACCGGCAGAGCCGAAGAGCAAACTTGGCGATGTGTACCAGCTTGGAGACCATCGCCTTATGTGCGGAGACAGCACGTCTTTGGCAGACGTACAGAAGCTCGTGGGGGGGGCACAAATGGATTTGCTGCTCACAGACCCTCCGTACAATGTGGACTATCAGGGCACCGCCGGGAAGATTAAGAACGACAATATGGAGGATACGGCATTTAGACGGTTTCTAACGGATGCGTTTTCCAATGCGGCGATGGTTATGAAACCAGGTGCTCCGTTCTACATCTGGCACGCAGACAGCGAGGGGTATAACTTCCGAGGCGCGTGCAGAGATGCGATGCTGCGTGTCCGGCAGTGCCTGATCTGGGTGAAAAACTCCCTTGTGATGGGGAGACAGGATTTCCAGTGGAAACATGAGCCTTGCCTGTATGGTGAGAGCGAGATTGAAGAAGAAGCACACGAACCTTGCCTGTACGGCTGGACGGAAGGGAAGAAGCATTATTTCTTCAAGAACCGCAGGCAGACAACCGTGTTGAATTTTGATAAGCCTGTCAAATCTGCGGAGCATCCGACCATGAAACCGATTAAGCTGTTTGATTACCAGATGCAGTGCTCAAGTAAGCCGGGAGAGAATGTTCTTGACCTGTTTGCTGGGTCCGGCACGACGATTATGGCAGCGGAGCAGAATGGCAGACACGCTTTCTGCATGGAGTATGATCCAAAGTATGCCGATGTAATCATTGACCGGTGGGAGAAGTTCACCGGGAAGAAGGCGGTGCGTTTGCATGACGATTGAAGAAGCACGGGCAATCATAGCCAAAACCAGCAGCCCGTATTTGAAGCGGGACATGGAGAAGTTTATTAAACGCCAACGCAGAAAGGAGGGCGTGTATGGCAAGAACAGGACGTCCTCGGAAAGAGATAAACGAGAAGCTGTTTGAAAACCTATGCGCTATCCAGTGCACAGAGAAAGAGATATGCTCAGTGCTGGAATGCTGCGAGGACACATTGAACGCTTGGTGCAAGAGAACGTATAAAATGACTTTCTCGGACGCATATAAAAACAAGAGCCAGCTTGGGAAATCAAGCCTGCGGCGGGCGCAGTTCAGGTTGGCTGAAAAGAACGCGACAATGGCGATTTGGCTTGGAAAGCAGTACCTCGACCAGAAGGACATTGTGGAGCAGAACATCAACACAGATGGTGTCAAGGTGATAATTGATGTCTGACATCCGGCTGTCTGAAAAAATTGGTTCTGCGTTCTACGACGTGGCGCATGACGTGTTCCATCATGGTCACACGCACTACGATTTCAGCGGTGGGCGCGGCTCACTTAAGTCCTCCACGGTGTCTGTACTCGTCCCCCTGCTGCTGATAAACAATCCGGGTACACACGCGCTGGTGCTGCGTAAGGTGGCAAATACCATCCGTGACAGCGTGTACGCGCAGTATATTTGGGCGATCGGTGAGCTGGGCATGGCGGCGTATTGGGAAGCTAAAGTCTCCCCGATGGAGCTGATCTACAAGCCGACAGGACAGAAGATCATGTTTCGCGGCGCTGATGACCCCATGAAAATCAAGTCTATCAAGGTGCCGTTTGGCTATATTGCCGTGACGCACTTTGAAGAAAAAGACCAGTTTGCCGGTCGTGCCGAGATACGAACGATTTTGCAGTCCACAATGCGCGGCGGTTCGAAGTATTGGAACTTTGAAAGCTACAATCCGCCGATAAGCCGCGATAACTGGGCGAACAAGGACAGCTTGGAAGAACGCACAGACAGGCTGTGCCACAAGTCAACGTATTTGCAAGCCCCGCCAGAGTGGCTGGGTGAGCAGTTTCTGGCAGAGGCGGAACATCTCAAGGCCACGGACGAGAGAGCGTACCAGCATGAATATTTAGGCATTCCTGTGGGTACTGGCGGCAACGTGTTTGATAACCTGGAGCTGCGGGAGATCACCGACGAGGAGATTGCGCAATTTGATAGGATTTACCAGGGCGTGGACTGGGGTTGGTTCCCGGATCCGTTTGCTTTTATCCGGCTGCACTACGACCGTGCGAGGGAAACTATCTACCTGATGGACGAGATATACCAAAACAAGCTCACAAATGAGGCAAGCGGCAACATCATTATTCAGCGTGGATATAAAGATGCATATATCACCTGCGACAGCGCGGAGCCTAAAAGCGTAGCAGACTACCGCGCTATGGGCCTGCCGGCAAAAGCGGCGGTCAAAGGCCCTGGCTCTGTTGACTACGGTATGAAGTGGTTGCAGCGGCGCAAGATCGTCATTGACCGGAAACGCACACCAAACGCATACAATGAGTTCGTAAATTACGAATACGACCGAAACAAAGACGGAGATATTATCAGCGGCTACCCGGATGAGAATAACCACTTGATAGATGCTACCCGGTACGCCGTTGAGCGCATTTCCCGTCGGATGGGAGTTATTGCATGAGTAAAGCGGTTATCATCAAACTGAATGAGCTGGGCTATACCACCATCCCCGACAGCTTTTATAGCAAAGTGCGCGAGTGGAAAAGCTGGTATCAGGGCGACGTAAAAGGCTTCCACAACTACACTGTGCAGAACGGTGAGCGACAGGTGGAGTGTAGGCGCTACTCCCTTGGCATGGGGAAAAAGCTGTGCGAGGATTGGGCCAATCTCTTGATGAACGAGAAAGTTCAAATCACGCTTGAAGGGGAGAAAGAGCAGAAGTTCATCGATCTGGTGCTGACGGAAAACAACTTCACCGTCAAGGCAAACGAGATGCAAGAGATGAAGTCTGCACTGGGCACTGTGGCCTATGTTCCCCGCGTCATTGGGCAGGAGATCAGCGAAAGCGGGGATATTGTACCAGGCAACGCATCCGGTATCGTGCTGGACTATGTGACCATCGAGAACATTTACCCACTGTCCTGGCAGAATGGATATATCAGCGAGTGCGCGTTTTCTTCCGAAGTCACGCGGGGCGGTAAAGATTATCTGTACTTGCAGATACACCGGCGTGAGGACAATGGCAACTATGTCATTGAGAACCGCATCTATCGGTATGACAATGAGCAACTGGCTGATGAACAGCTTGTTAATGTCAAGGGATTTGAAAATATCCCGCCTGTGGTGCACACAGGTAGCGACAAGCGGCAGTTTGTCATTGACCGGCCTAACATCGCTAACAACATCAACTATCTGCTGCCGACCGGTATAGCAATCTACGCCAATGCTATTGACGTATTGCAGGGCGTGGATATTGCGTATGACAGCTACGTTAACGAGTTCAAGCTTGGGAAAAAGCGCATCATGGTCAAGCCGTCTGCGGCGCAGTATCTTGACGGTACCCCTGCTTTTGACCCTGACGATGTGGTGTTTTACGTCATGCCGGAGGATACAGAAGACGGCGCAGTTGTAACACCAATTGACATGACGCTGCGGACGGCGGAGCACAACACCGGAATTCAGGATCAGCTCAATATCCTTTCCAGCAAGTGCGGCTTCGGTGAGACCTATTACCGCTTTGACGGTGGCAGCGTAGCAACTGCAACACAGGTCATCAGCGAGAACTCCACCATGTTCCGCACCATTAAGAAACACGAAATTGTGCTGGAGCAGGCGCTGGTGGAGCTGTGTCGCATTTTGCTTCGGATGGGCAACACGGCCATGAATGCTGGGCTAAATGAGGACGTGGAGATTTCCATCGACTTCGATGACAGCATCATTGAGGACAAGCAAACCGACTTTTCCCGCGATATGCAGCTTCTCAGCGCTGGTATTATGAATGACTGGGAGTTCCGCATGAAATGGATGAACGAGGACGAGGCGACCGCAAAGGCGGCGCTACCAAAGATGCAGGACATGACAACCGAGCAGCAGAACGAAGTGGAGTGAGGTGACGGGCAGTGCCGAAATACCCATTCTCCCCTACTGTTTTGGATGCCATGCCGGAAGAACTGGCGGAGTTGTACCGAGGCCTTGAGGACACCCTGCTGATGGAGATATGTTCCCGGCTGAAGCTGCGGGACGAGCTGAATGAGGTAACGGTGCAGGACATCAAGGCGCTGCGGTCACACGGCATCGACCTGAAAGATATCGAGAAAGCCATACGCCAGACTACCGGCATCAGCGAGAAAAAGCTGAACGCGCTGATAGACGATGTGGTGGAGCGCAACCAAAAGTATTACACCGAGGTCATAGACCTTGCCCGTGTAACACAGCCTAACGTTCTGGTGGATGCAACCACCATTGACGCCATCAAACGGCAAACGCGGGACGTGTTCCGAAACATCACCGCTTCGATGGGATTTTTGGTAGACGCAGGTCGGACGATGCTGCCCCCTGCAAAGGCGTACCAGTGGGCTTTAGATGCCGCTACGTTGAAAGTAGAAAGCGGGGCTATTTCTTATGGGCAAGCCATCAAAGACGCCGTTAGGGAGCTTGCAAGCGGCGGTCTGCGGGTAGTGGACTATGAGAGCGGACACCGTGACCATGTAGACGTGGCTGCACGACGCGCCGTAATGACAGGTGTATCGCAGTTGTGCAGTAAGTACACGGAGCAAGCGGCGGAATACTTGGAAACGCCGTATTACGAAGTATCTGCCCACGCCGGAGCGCGTGATGTACCGGGGCGGTCTCCGTGGTCATCGCACAAAGAGTGGCAGGGAAAGGTGTATTCCACCCGCAGCGGCGACATCTACCCGAACATCTACGAGGTTTGCGGTCTGGGTGCTGTGGATGGGCTGGAAGGAGTCAACTGCCGTCACCGCCGCAACGTTTGGGTTGAGGGCGTAAGTGAGCGCACCTACACCGATGAGCAGCTTTCCCACATTGATGATGGACTTGGCTGTACGTTTGAGGGCAAGACCTATACGGCATACGAAGCCACGCAGGAGCAGCGCAAGGTGGAGCGCACCATACGCAAGCTCAAGCGTGAGAAAACAGCGTACAACGCCGCAGGGCTGACAGACGAAGAACAGGTAGTGAATATAAAACTGCGCCGCCTGAATGCAAAGTACAAGGCGTTCAGCAAGGCGGCGGGGCTGCCGGAGCAGCGGGAAAGGATAAAGGTGCTGTATTGATCGACAACGAAGTCATACAGGCTATCGAAGCCATTTTGAAGCGCGGCAACAACGCAGAAGTGCGGCGAAAGGGTGACGGCGTTATCGTACTGGAAGTCCAAAAGAAAATCAAATATCAATCCTCGGTGTAATCGGGCACCGGGAAGGGCAATAGGAGCCAACTGCTGACAGTTTATCAGTGGTTGGCTTTTGTTTTTCAGTAAAAACCGCTGATGCGGATTTTATACAAAAATTGGCTATCTGCAAGCCTAAAAGTGCAGGCGGGGCGGTCACGGCAACGACCTAAAAAGCCTATCCCGTAAGGAGTTGAACATGAAGAAAGAAGAGCTGTTGAACATCGGCCTGACGGAAGAGCAGGCGGACAAGGTTTTTGCCATGAACGGCAAGGATATCGAGAAGCACAAGAAAGCCGCAGAGGACGCAAAGGCGGACAAGGAAGCCCTGGAGCAGCAGGTCGCAGACCGGGATAAGGACATTGCGGAGCTGAAAAAGACCAGCGGTGACGCTGCCAAAATCCAGGAAAAGCTGGATGAGCTGCAAGGCAAGTACGACAAGGAAACCGAAGCGTACAAAGCGCAGCTTGCACAGCGGGATTATCAGACCGCCATTGACAAGGCGATTGCCGACAGCGGCGTGAAGTTTTCCTCCAAGTCTGCGGAAAAGGCTTTCCGCGCGGGTATCGGAGACAGCAAGCTCGAAATGAAGGATGGCGCTTTGGACGGGTTCGACAAGTACCTGGAAAAGGCAAAGTCCGAGGATCCCAGCGCATTTGTAAAGGCTGGCGCTCGTGTTGACACGCAGGGTTCGCTTGAGGGCGGCACTCGTGAAACAAAGCCTACGTCTTTGCTGGGTGCGCTCCACGAAAAATACGACAAGTAAAGGAGACAATGACACATGGCTATTACTCTTGCTGAAGCTAAGGTCGGCATGGCCGACAAGGTCGACCAGATGATCGTCGACGAATTTCGCCGCAGTTCTCTGCTGCTGGACAGACTGGTGTTTGATAACGCCATCTCTCCGGGCACTGGTGGTTCCACCCTGACCTACGGCTACATTCAGCTGAACACCCCCTCCACCGCCGCTGTTCGTGCGATCAACAGCGAGTACACCGCCAACGAAGCCAAGCGCGTTGAGAAGACCGCAAAGGCCATCATCATGGGCGGTTCCTTCTCCGTTGACCGTGTGCTGCAGAATACCTCCGGTGCTGTTGACGAGCTGGCGTTCCAGGCACAGCAGAAGATCAAGGCGACCAGCAACTACTTCCATAACCTGGTCATTAACGGCACTTCCGCCGCTACTGGCGCTGGTTATGTGACCGGCACTTTTGACGGTCTGAAGAAGCTGCTGTCCGGCACTTCTACGGAGCTGTCCTCCGGCATCAACCTGTCCACCTCTGCCCTGCTGGATAGCAACGCCAACGCGTTCATTGACCAGCTGGATCAGCTGGTGCACACCATCGACGGTGACACCACCATGCTGATGATGAACAGCGATATGCTGATGAAGGTTCGTTCCTGCGCACGCCGTGCCGGTTACTACGAGCGTACAAAGAACGACTTTGGCCAGGTGGTGGAGACCTTTGCCGGTATCCCCCTGATGGACATGGGCAAGTACTACAACGGCACCTCTTCCGTGGACGTTATCGGCACTTCCGCCGCTACCGCTTCCGCCGACGGCACCACCAGCATCTACGCGGTGAGTATCGGTCTGGACGGCTTCCACGGCATTTCCCCCACCGGCAACAGCGTCATTTCCAGCTATATGCCTGACATGAACGCCCCCGGTGCCGTAAAGACCGGCGAGGTCGAGCTGGTTGCAGGCGTGGTGCTGAAGAACACACTCAAGGCCGCTGTGCTGGACAACATCATCCTGTCCCCCAAGACCGGTAGCTGATTTGAAAGGAGCTGGCTCACATGACATACGCTGATTACAACTATTACTCCGGTACCTATATGGGCACCGTGAGCGAGGAGGATTTTCCGCGTCTGGCTGTACGAGCCAGCTCCTTCCTCGATTACTACACGCAGAACCGGGCAAAAGATAACGCCGATATGGACGCTGTAAAAATGTGCTGCTGTGCACTTGTGGACAAGTATCAGCTGATCGAAGCCGCGCAGCAGCTTGCCGCAACCAAACTGACGAACGCGGCGACCGGCGATGACGTGAAAAGCGAAACGGTAGGCGGGTACTCCCGGACGCTGGCCAGCGGCGGCGAAGCTGCCGCGTCCGCACTAAGCGCTACGGACGGTGCGAAGAAACTTCTGGCGGCGACCTGTAACGAGTATCTGGCGCATACCGGGCTTTTGTATCGGGGAGGGGGGTGCTGTGGTTGTACGCGCCCCACACTATAACGGTCTACAACGCCGTGCAGGAGACTGACCCGGCGACTTTTGAGGAAATCACAAAGCTGTATGTGACCATCCTGCGCGGTGTTATGCTGCAGGCCAGCAAGGCGGTCAACGTCCGAGAAAGCGGACTTGAGAGCGCTGACGCGGTAAACCTGTACATTCCGTTTTCCGTGGAAGCGGTAGACGGCACGACAGGTAAAGCCAAGACTTACGCGCCCCCGCAGGCGTTTCTTGCGGCGGCGGACAAGTCCGGGCTGTGGACGCTGTCGGTCAACGGAAACGGCGGGCTGACGTTCTTTGTAAAAGGCGAGTTTGTCACCGACAAAGAGGACGTGGCTATGGCACAGGACGGCTGCTACAACGTGACCAAAGTGGACGAGAAAGATTTTGGCAGCGTGGATATGCAGCATTGGGAAGTCGGAGGGGCATAAGATGTCGCTCAAGTTCTCTGTTGACATGTCCGGCATGGACGAGGTAAAGCGGCAGCTTGCAAGGGCCTGTGGCCGCGCTGAAAGCGTTTTAGCGCAACAGGTGATGAAAGATACCACCCCCTTTGTACCTGCGCTTACAGGCTCTCTGACGCAGAGAACGCGGGTGGTTGGCAACGAGGTCATTTATCCCGGCCCATACGCCCGGTTTCTGTACTACGGTAAGGTGATGGTAGACCCGGCGACCGGCAGCACATACGCCCCAAAGGGCGGGCACAAGGTGGTCACAGACCGAAATCTTGTATTTAACACAACAATGCATCCGCAGGCACAGGCACATTGGTTTGACGTTTCTAAAGCGCAGAACATGGAGAAGTGGGTGCGGGTGGCAGATAAGGCGGTGAAGAAATTTGGAAAAGATTAAAAAGGCCGTGCCGGCGGCGGAAGAAGATCAGGTATCGCGCAAGCTGCTTGTGTGGCTGAACACATACCCGGAGCTGCCAGTCGACCTGATCCGCTTTGAGTTTCTTCCCGCCGACACTTCCGCTATGGCGATGTCGACCATCCAAGCGGCTTACATCGTGCGGAAGTATATCACCGGCGGCTATGTGGCGGAGTATCAGTTCAAGATAATCTACCGAGTGAAGCCGGGGAACAGCAACGACAAACGGCTCAAGGCTGACGAACTGTTGAACGCTATCGGAGATTGGGCAAATGGTCAGAAGCCCTACATCGGAGATGACAAGCGCGTTATCAGCATGGAGCCGACCACGCGATCTTCCCTGTTTGCCATGTATGAAAACGGGGACGAAGATCACCAAATCCTTATGAAACTGAATTACGAGGTGAATGTATAATGGCAGATTTGGAATTCAACACCACGGTGGGCCAGACCATTGACCGCGAACTGCTCATTGCGTACCTGAACACCGGCACCGCTTCCGCCCCTGTGTGGAGCGCTATCGGTAAGCGCGTCGAGGACAGCAGCGAGGAAATGGATTGGAGCACCGACACCAAGCAGGACATTTTGGGCCACACCTTTACGACTATGAAAAAGCCCACCATCACGCAGACCTTTGACCCTATTCCTTTGGACGCGGGTGACGCTGCGGCGGTGAAGATGTGGAACCTGGCCGTCAAAGACCAAGATGCCCAGGCGCTGGCAAATCAGGACATGATGATCGGTCACTTCTACGCCACCAGCGGCGAGGCGATGTTTGCGGAGCGCTACGACGCTTGCGCTATTGCCATCACCGGCATCGGCGGCGAGGGCGGCGGCACCCTGAATATCACCAGCGAAATCACCTACGGCGGCACCCGCACTGTGGGCACTGTGAAGAAAGGTAGCAGCGGCGCTATTGAGTTTACTGCGGCCTAAATAACAGAGAGGGCGGGGGACATTCCCCGCCCTCACATGGAGGATAAAAATGGCAGACACTATTATCATCAATTCTGGCGTCGTAAAAAAAGTATTTGAAACAACCGATGGCAAGACGTGTGAGTTTTCTTTTAACCCCACGGACAGCGGGTTTGTGGAAAAGCTTTTTAACGCTTTTGATACGCTGGACAAAAAGCAGGAAACTTACAAAGCGGAAGTAGAAAAGACGGCCAATAAACGCGACATTTTTGATACAGCACGCAAGATGGATGACGAAATGCGCGAGATCATCAATGAAGTATTCCACGTTGACATTTGCAGCGCTTTGTTTGGCGAAATGAACCTATACGCGCTGGCGGACGGTCTGCCTGTGTGGGCTAACCTGATGCTTGCCGTAATGGACGAAGTAGACACTACTTTCTCCCGCGAACAGAAAGCTACCAATCCGCGCATCAGTAAGTACACAAAGAAGTACCACAAATGAGATATGATTTGCCGGTGTCCGTGGAAGTCAACGGAACGGAATATGAAATACGGAGCGATTACCGAGATATTCTGACCATCATAGAAGCCATTTCTGACAAAGATTTTACGGAAGCCGACAAGGCAGAAGCGATGTTGGATATTTTTTACCCAGACTTTGATAACATGCCGGAGCGAGACTATGAGGAAGCTATCCAGAAATGCATTTGGTTTATAAATTGCGGGGAGCCCTACAAAGAAGAAAAGCGAACCGTAAAGCTTATGGATTGGCAGCAGGATTTCCCATTGATTGTAGCTCCTGTAAACAAAGTGCTGGGGGAAGAAGTCCGCGCGATGCGCTATCTTCATTGGTGGACGTGGAACACGGCGTACACGGAAATTGGCGATTGTATGTTTGCACAAGTGGTCAATATACGGCGAAAGAAGTCAAAGGGTGAAAAGCTGGATAAATCAGAGCAGGAGTTTTATAGAAAAAACCGGCATTTGATAGATTTCCAGAAGCAATATACGGAGCAAGACGAGGCGGTCATCAGTAGATGGATATAAAAACCGCCCTCTACAGAGGGCGGTAAAGGTCAAGCCATATTCGCCAGTTTTGCCATCTTTTGCACGACGTCACGATCCCACAGCAAAATGCCGGTTGCTTCAGCAGCGTCTTTTGCCCCTTGCGTAAAGTAACGGTTTGTCATAACAACGCCAACTTGACAGCGGTAAATGGTCTTTCCAGTGTTGACTTCTTGTACCGGCTTGTTACCCAAATCGGAAGTATAGCACTTGCACTGGATGGCATATTTGACCCCATCTTTTTCCGCAAGAACGTCAACGCCCTGGTCGCCGCTGCCGCGTGTTACCTCTACGTTACAAAATCCGATTTTGCGGAGGACATCCGCACACCAGTATTCAAAGCGATGACCGTCCATAAAATCAATGTTGTCCCACAACGATAAATGGGCAGAAGTTTCTTCCGGGTGCTGGTTAATGCCAAGATGCTTTTCTATATCAGAAATAGCTTTATCTGCCACATCGGCGGTGCCGGGAGAAAAACGCGAACGAACAAACCCAATATCATCGCAAAATTCAGTAAGGGCTTTTTCTTGAAATTCGCGGCTGTTTTTATACTTTCCGTCTATTTCAGACAAAGTTTCCTCTTTGATTCGAACTATGGCATCACACAAATGGAGTTGGTATTCGTCGCGTAAAGTTTTAAGCCTATACGTTGGGTCAAAGTTAAAATTGGCTTTAACCAAAGAAACCATTTTGACCAAATCGGCAATTGCTTGGTCGTACCAATGTACAAATAAATTGAGCGAAGGGGCATCTTCGCAAAAAGAAAGAGTAGTGCGCATGTCAGAAACCAACTTGTCCGCGAGTTGCTGTTGTTTTGCGGCAGAAGCGGGCGGTACAAATTCTTTTGTTCGCTCTGCTGTATCAGAGAGGTTAAGAGCGGTTGGTTTCTTTTCAGGCAGCTTTGCTTTTATCTTATCTTTGTTGACAACAAGAATAGCAATAATGACAGGGATAATAAAAACGGCTGCAGTAAATCCGCCACCAAGAATTTTATCCCCCTCTGGCGAAGTAGGAGCAAGAATTACTCCCAAGATAAGAACTACACAGGTAGCGGCAACCCATGTACCGATAAATATTGCTATGCGTTTAATCTTTTCCATAGCTGTCCCTCCTTTACCGCAACCATAACACATTTTATGCGAAATGTCCATTCGCAATTTGAAAGTAGGTGGTGCAAATGGCAAACGCAGACGGCTCCGTTATTATCAGGGCCGACATCGACGATAAACAGGCACAGAAAGAACTTAATGCGTTGACCAAAAAAATCGACGCATTACAGGAAAAGCTTAATAGCAAAAAAAGCAACCGGGATTTTCTTGCAAACAGAGCCGCAGATTTGGCGGACAGTTTGGAAAAAGAACAAGAAAAGCTTGCGCACATGAAAAGCGGGGATGAATTTTTTACAAGCTTTCACATCGAAAGGCAAACTGAGCTTGTTAAAAGTCTTCGCGGAGAATGGAAAGACGTAAACAAAAAATTGGACACGCAAAACGACAGAATTGCGGAAGCTGAGCGTGCAATAGACCGTGAAAAAGAAAAAGCCGGGCAATTGGCAACGCAAATAGCAGCAGCAAAAGAAAAAACTACCGGGTTTTCTGCCGCTGCGGAAGAAGCAGACAAGAGGCTGAAAAAGTTTTCTGATAGAGTAAAAACGCTTGCTCGTCGCGTGCTGGTGTTTTCACTTATCACGCGGGCGCTGCGGTCTTTGAAAGACTACATGTGGGAGGCCATACAAACCAACGATGAAGCTATGGCGGCGGTTGGCAGACTAAAAGGCGCTTTACGCACTCTTGCGCAACCAATACTGAATGTGCTTATCCCCGCGTTTATTGTTCTTGTCAACGTTATTACACAGGTAGTAAATGCTCTGTCCAAACTGGTGGCTATGATTTTTGGGACAACGGCGGATGAAGCGGGCAGAGCTGCTGAAAATCTATATAACCAGCAAAAAGCACTTAGCGGCGTTGGCGGGGCGGCAAAAAAAGCAAGTAAGTCTTTGGCAAGCTTTGATGAAATCAACAAACTTTCCGTGGATACTTCCAGCGGCGGAGGCGGCGCGGGTGCCCCAAACTTTGTGTCTTCCATGAAAGACCAAATCAGCGCGGTCACATCCCTGTTTGTGGGCGCTGGCTTGCTGGCTTTGGGCGCTATACTTACATTCTCCGGAATAAATATACCGCTGGGCATCGCACTTATGGCAATTGGCGCGCTGACTATTTACAGCGCAGTAAGCGAAAACTGGGGCGCAATAAAGGAAGCGCTACAGGGTGAACTTGCCGGTATCGTTGCAATTGTAAGCGTTGCTTTGCTGGCATTAGGCGCGATATTTGTGTTCGGAGGCGTAAATGTTCCTCTTGGCCTTGGCCTTCTTGTACTCGGAGCGGTTGGTCTTGCGGCAACTATAGCCGCAAATTGGGGCGTGATAAAGGAAGCGCTGCAAGGAGAAGTTGGACAAATCGTTGCAGTTGCAAGCACGGCATTGTTGGCACTTGGCGCGATCCTTTTGTTTACTGGCGCGGGGATTGCGCTTGGTCTTGGACTTATTCTTGTGGGAGCAGCAGGACTTGCGGCGGCCATTGTTCCAAATTGGGAAAGTATTGTAGAAGCGCTGCAAGGGCCGCTTGGGGAGGTTATCGGTAAGATCAGCGCAGCACTGCTTGTTCTCGGTGTTGTCCTTTTGTTTACCGGAGCCGGTGTGCCTCTTGGTCTTGGCCTGATTGCAGTTGGCGCTGTTGGCCTTGCTGCGGCAATTGCGCCAAACTGGAATTTCCTGCTTGACAAACTCAAGGGCGTTTGGGAAGACATCAAAGCGTGGTTTAGTAATACCGTGATCGGTGGGCTACTGAAAGCAAAAGAAAAGATTGCGGAATGGGGACACAATGTAATCGGCAAAGTAAAAGATGTGCTGGGTATTCATTCCCCATCGACGGAAACGACGCAGATGGGCGACTACATGATGCAGGGCCTTGCAAACGGTATCAATGAAAATCAGGGGCTTGTGCTGGAGCAATTCCAACTCGTACTTGATAACATTGACGCAGAATTTCTGGCATGGGAAGAAAACTTCATGACAGGGTTTTCTAAATTCAGCGCGGAGTTTAACAAGGCGTGGCTGGCACACTGGAGCCTGACAAACCGAAACTTTGTAATCCAGTGGAATTACATTATTGAGTCGTTCCAGCGCGGCATCAACAACGTCATTGATGGGTTAAATAGGCTTGTTGCCGCAGCAAATAGTTTGTCGGATCTGACAGGTAAGCATTATGGCAGCGTGTCACGCGTAAATGTTGCGAAGCTGCCTATTCCAAAACTTGCTACCGGCGCAGTTATTCCTCCGAACCGGGAGTTTATGGCGGTGCTGGGCGATCAGAAGTCCGGGACGAACATTGAGACACCTCTGGCTACGATGGTGCAGGCGTTCAAACAGGCACTTGCTGAAAGCGGGTATGGCGGCAGCAATGAAGCCGTGTTGGTGCTGGATAAGGACGTGCTGGGCAAGGTCGTGTACCGGCTGAACAAGGCGGAGGGTACGCGCATCGGCGTAAATCTGTCGGAGGTGCAGGGATGAACTACATCAAACTGAACGGCATTTCCTTTGACGCTGACGTGGCCATTTCAAAGTACAACCGAAACTTTAACGTGCTGGACGGCGAAAACGCAGGGCGCGTAATGACGGGCCGCATGGTGCGTGACATCATCGGGACATACCTTGGCCACAAGCTGACGGTTTTTCGGCGCGGCGACAACTACAAGGGACTGGACGATTTCTGGGACTACCTGTACAAACACAGCGTGGATGACTCCGTTATGCTGGAAGCGGCAGACGGCCAGACCACCATTGCTTATGAAGCGTATTACACCAGCGCGTCTCAGGACTTGGAGAAGGGCGATGGGGGCGTGAACTATTGGGGCGAGATCGAGGTGAACTTCGTCCCGATGGACGCGCAGCTCCGCCCCTGAGAGGTGGCCTATGTCGAAAACGACTATTCTGTACAAGGACATAGCCCCCGGTGCGGCGGATGACGCAACTGTGGTCGCCACCGGCGGCACAGGAGACCTCACCCAAATCCCGCACGGCGCGGTGCCAGGGAAGCTTATCACGCTGGAACGGAGCCGCTGGGTGCTGGACGGCACATTTGATGGCGTGTACGAGGAGGACAAGGTAGGCTTTTGGTCAACGGAGGTTTCCGGGGACAGCGGAGAGTTTACCAACCCGCCCAAAATCACCATGACGTTTACACAGCAGTATTCCAGCATGGGCATCCAACTGACCTTTGACGAGGACACAGGAGAGTATTGCAGCGAGGTAGAAATCTCGTGGTATCAGGGTGCGGTGCTGCGGCGGGCGCAGTCGTTCCAGCCTAACAACGCGGTGTACTTCTGCGATTGCAGGGTAGAGAGCTTTGACAAGGTGGAAGTCACGCTGAAAAAGACCGTAGTTCCCCATCGGCGGGCGCGGGTCAATGAGATCGTGCTGGGCGTGGTGCGTAAATTCGGGATGAACGAAATACGCAACGCATCCATCGTAAACCAGGCGAACGAAGCCGCCGTAGAGCTGCCGGTGTCCACGCTAAACTGGACGCTGGACAGCCTGAAAGACGTGGACTATCTGTTCCAGCTGAAACAGCCGGTGGAGGTGTGGAACGACAACCGGCATCTGGGGACATACTACATTAACAACTCGTCACGCACGTCCGCAAACGTGTATGTGATAGAGTGCCAGGACGCGCTTGGAGTGCTTGAATACACGCCGTTCAGCGGAGGTGCATACCTTGATGGAGTGAGTGCGAAAACGCTCTTAGAAACGCTTGCAAAGCCCTTTGAGGTGGAGTATGCAAGCGATGTGGAGGACACAACACTGAAAGGCGTACTTGTCAAGGGCACCAACCGCAGCGCCATTCAGCAAGTCATATTTGCATGGGGCGTCTGTCTGGCAACAGACGGCGGGAACAAACTGCGGGTGTTTAACCAGCCCACAAAGCCTATTCTTATCCCACGCGGGCGGACGTTCGTCGGTTCTTCCGTTGCAACCGGCGCGGTGGTCACAAAGGTAAATGTGACAGCGCATAGCTATGTAGAAGCCAGCAACGGTAACGTGACCATCAATGGAATTAAGTACAAAGACACCCGGACGGTGCACAGTGCCATCAACCCTAACGTGACCGCATCCGACCGGGAGAATGTAAAGGAAGTCACGGCGGCAACTCTTGTATCTGATGAGATTGGACAGGCGGTGGCGGACCGGCTGTACAAGTATTATTCGCTGCGTGACACGAACACGGCGACCGTGGTATACGGTGGCGAGAAGCTGGGCGACTGCGTGAGCATTTACACGCCGTGGGGCCTGCTGACCACAGGCAATCTTCACAAGATGGAGATAAAGCTGTCCAACACGGTGGTGTACAACGCGGAAGTCACAGGCGCGTGGATCATCAGTCCGTACTTCTATTACAGCAACGATCTGTTTTCCGGGGAGGTGTAACCGATGGCGGAATATACAGCACAGGTGCCGAAGATAACGGCGGCTGTACTGCTGCCGAACCCGGCGACCATCAACGGCAAGGTAAAGCTACAGGTAACGGTAATAGAGGAAACCGTCATCGTGTACCCCAGCTACTACTACAGCGGCGATCTATATGCGGGCGAAAGCCCCCATACGCCGTACCCGCGTGTACCACAAGCATATCATTTCTTTTGCGGCGATATTTACGCCGGGGAGGTATAAATGGCAATCAAGACAGTAAAAGCGACGATCAACGGCCAGACATACGACCTGACGCTGAACTCCGCAAGCGGCAAATGGGAAGCGACTATTACCGCTCCGGGGAAAACATCGTACAATCTGGCAGGCGGCTACTACAACGTATCCGTCGAAGCAACAAACGAAGCGGGCACAAAGGGCAGCGCGGACGCATCTACCGTAGACGGCCTGAAGCTGGTGGTAAAGGAGACTGTAGCACCTGTTATCACCATCGTGTCTCCCACGGCTGGCGCGTATGTGGCGAACAGCAAACAGCCGGTGGTATTCAACATCACGGATGAAACCGGCGGTTCCGGCGTAGACATCAGCACCTTGGTAGTCAAGCAGGACGGCACGGCTGTAGCGGCGGCGAACATCACGCACACGGCTATTACCAATGGCTACAGCGTGACCTACACGCCGTCTGCGGCACTGAGCGACGGCAGCCACACCGTGACCATCAACTGCAAAGACCACGACGGCAACGCGGCTACGGAAAAGTCCACAACCTACACCGTGGATACTGTTCCTCCGACGCTGAACGTAACATCTCCTGCGGACGGCCTTATTACGGCGGCTTCTTCTGTCACTGTGGCCGGTACTACCAACGATGCAACGTCCTCTCCTGTGGTCATTACCATCTCCCTGAACGGAACGGATCAGGGGACAGTACCTGTGGGCACCGGCGGCACCTTCTCCAAGGTGGTTACGCTGAAAGAGGGCAGCAACACCATTATCGTCAAGGCAAAAGACGCGGCAGGGAAGGAAAGCTCCGTCACCCGTGCAGTCACGCTGGACACGTCTGTGCCGAAGATCAAAGCAGCAACCATTACGCCTAACCCGGTCGACACCGGTAAAACTATGGTCATTAGTGTTACCATTGAGTGAGAGGTGATAGCTTGAGCAGAGATATTCGCGTATCGCTCCCCGCCGCCATCGTCTACGTGTCCGGCTCGGTCAACGGCAAGGATTACGTGTGGACGCTGGACGGCGAAGCGTGGAAAGCCACGGTAGACCGTGCTTCGGATGAAAAGTACGCCGTATCTTTGACGGCTATCAACGCGGCGGGCACAAGCGCCAGTTACCAGTTTACCCTTAACTACGGTATGCTGTCCCTCATCACGGACAGGACGCAAGCAGACGTGGATGGCGTAATAGCCGCGCTCAGTCGAATAGAAGCTGGGCGCGGCACCCCAGCGGACGTGCTTCTCCTGAGTGACAACAAGGGGTCGTACAACTACACCGACCTGAACCGCGTGGCTGGCGCTGTGCTGTATGTGGCGGAGGAATTGGAAGCAAACGGCTACAGCGTGACGGTGACGGCAAAGCAAGGGTGGACGGAAACGGACATCCCCACGCAGGCTGATATTGACCAGTACCTCGCGGACATCGCAGAAATACGCAGTGCGCTGCCTGTGCCAGCCGATGCCCCGGAGGTGCCGACAATGCCGCTGGACTATCGAAAGGCCAACGATATTGAAAGTATCCTCATACTGGTAGACCAGCTTGTGCAGAACATAGCCAAGTCGTGGTTTTACTCGGGAGACTTGTACTCCAACGAAATCAAATAATAAACGTTACTCCCGGCCAATCGGGGCACGGGAAAGGGCAATAGGAGCCGACTATGGGAACGTAGTCGGCTCCATCTTTTTTGGAAAGGAGCAGATATGCAGGACAGAATTTCCCTTTATCCTGGCCGCGTCAAGCTCACGCCTGTTTCCGGGCAGGACAACGTGTACGACATGACCCGGCAGGACAACCCCACCACGGAGGGCACACCGCTGAACAAGTCCACGCTGCTGACGGACGAGGTGGCGGAAACTCTTGGGCTTGACCCGGCAACGGCTACGCCCTCTCAGGCCATCAACGCCGTGGCGGGCAAGGCAACGGACAAGAAGCTATCGCTGACGCTGGCGGCGGCAAGCTGGACAGGGAGCGCAAGCCCCTACACCCAGGGTGTGACCATCACAGGCGGAACGGCCACCAGTCAGGCGGACATTCAGGCAGACGCAACGGCGATACAGCAGATGCTGGACGACGGCACCAACGCTATCTATATCGCCAACAACAACGGGACATTCACCGCCTACGCTGTGGGCGAAAAGCCCACCGCTGACCTGAACATTCAGGTGACGGTGTACGAAGTAAAGGAGGTAGTTTAACGATGGTTATTGTCGGTAAATCGCAAATAGCGGGGGGGGTACTGCTAAACGGTTAGAGTTTGAGTACACCGGAACGTACAACGAACGCCTTGATGACGGGGTTGTGGAGCTTCTGACAAGTGGTGTGCTGAAAGTCACGAAGGACACGTACATTGACGCCTTTTTGGTAGGAGGCGGAGGTGCTGGAAATGGAAGCAGCAACGGATTTAATTCGACGTGGGCTGGAGGCGGAGGTGGAGCTGGCGGCTTTACAAAGACCATCACAAAAGCGCTGCTTCAAGCAAATGTCGAGTATTCCGTTGTAATTGGCGCAGGTGGGATTGCTCTGGCTGGCAAAGCAGCCTTTGGAAAAGTAGGCCCTGCTGGAGGTAATACAGTTGCTTTTGGCTATACGGCAGAGGGCGGAAAATCTGCGTCTGTTCCAATAAACGGCGGCAACGGAGGCTCTGGCGGAGGCGTAGGCGGTTCAAAAAGTACGAATTTGGGTGTGAACCCTGGCGACGGAGCCAGTGACGGAAATGACGCGCTTACCATCAATTCAAAGGTCGGTGGAACTGGGCAGGGCACCACGACCCGTGAGTTTGGCGAAATCACCGGGAAACTTTATGCCGGTGGCGGAGCTGGCGGTGCGAGTTCGGCAACTACAACCTATGCGTCCGGTGGCGAAGGTGGTGGAGCAAAGCAGCAGACTTCTGCCCAGGACAATACCGGGGGAGGCGGAGGCGGAAGCGGGTCAGCGCAAGTCGTGTCGGGGGATTACGTGTCTTACCCCGGCTCTGGTGGCTCGGGCATCATCTGTATGCGCGTACACAAAGAATAAACACGGCCTCCGTTTCGGAGGTCGGGACAAAGAAACGGAGGTTTATATGAGCAATATTGTCGGTAAACCGCTTATGGCGTGTGGGGGCATTGGAGGAGGCACCTACTTCGAATTTACATATACAGGTGCTTCTAATTATAGGCAGGAAGATGATGTGCTTGAACTTTTGTCCTCTGGCACGTTAACTGTACTTAGGCAATTTGATGCTGATGTATTCCTAGTAGGGGGTGGAGGCTCTGGTGGTTATGGAAACAATACTTCGACAGGAACCGGTGGCGGCGGTGGTGGTTATACAAAAACAATAAAAGTAACTCTAAGACCAGCAACTAGTTACGAAGTATTGATAGGAGATGGGGCTGCGCCTTCTGGAAGAACAGGCGGAACTACGTCTGCATTTGGGAGTAGTGTAAATGGCGGCGGCGGTGGAGTTAACTATTCAAACTCCGGAACCCCTAATGGTGGTTCTGGGGGCTCTGGCGGTGGTGCTGGCGTGAGGTCTGGTAGTTCTAGTACTGGTAACGGGGGAACGGACGGGGGCAACGGTAGCACATCCGAAATTGGAGCAGGAGGCTCTGGCCAAGGTACCACTACTAGAGAATTTGGAGAGGTAACTGGTAAATTGTATGCTGGCGGTGGTGGCGGCGGCGTGGGTTATGCAACTATAGGCGGTGCTGGCGGTGCTGGCGGCGGTGGTGCTGGTGGTGCAAGTTCACGCCCGGGGAATAATGCTACCCCCAATACCGGGGGCGGGGGTGGCGGTGGTGGCAATGCTCCTGGCTCTACTTCCACTAGGAATGGCGGTTCTGGTGGTTCAGGAATTGTGTGCATAAGGGTACACAGGAAAAATTAAGGAGGAGTGCATATTATGCGATACGCACTTATTGAAAACGGTGTTGTGACCAACATCATCGAAATGGACAAGCGGAACGAGCAGTTCTTCCCCTCCGCCGTGTACACCGGTGACAGGCCGGTGGGCATGGGCGACACGTACACGGAGGGCAAGTTCTACCGTGACGGCAAAGAGGTGCTGACGGCACTGGAGGAGGCCAACAACGAGATAGACAGCCTGACGCAGCAGCTGGGCGAGGCTGTGGAAACCATCTATCAGGCGGATATGAACACCATCGGTTAAGAAAGGAGAATGACGATGTACAACATTATGACGAAGCTCATCAACAAGCGGTTTTACAAGACCCGTGAGGAAGCGCAGCAGAAGTGCGACGTGTTTTACGCCGTGGGGCGCATCACGGACGAGCAGTACACGGAGCTGTGTGCGCTGATCGAGAGCGTGTACGCAGAATAAGGGGCGGGGAGAATTACTCCCCCCGCTGGATGTAGGCTTCCTCGGCATCGAGCTGTGCCTGTTTGAGTGCGGCAACGGCCTTTTCAAGCTGGGCAATGGTGTCGGTGACGGCGTTGAACAGGGTGAAATACTCGGGCATGGGAACACCTCCTTTCTGCAAGCAGGATAGCACAGGTGGCGTGTCAGAAACGGTCGAAGGGTGTCGAGGTGCAAAAATAATTTGAGAGGAGAACGCGGCGAATGGAACCGTGGGTACAGGGAGTGCTTTTGCCCATCGTGTTGGCTATGCTGGCAAGTAACGGGCTGTGGGCGCTGATAGGGAAGCGGCGGGAAAAGAACAATGTGGAACGAAAGATGCTGGTGGGTCTGGCGCATGACCGCATCATCCATCTGGGCATGGTGTACGTGACACGAGGGTATATCACGCAGGACGAGTACGAAAACCTCAATGACTATCTGTACCAGCCGTATGAAAAGATGGGCGGCAACGGCAGCGCAAAACGGGTCATGGAGGAAGTAAGGAAGCTGCCCATCAAGCGAGAGGCGTAAAGCCGGAAAGGAC